TTTAATGTTAACGAGGGCGAAAACGGACAGCAATGTCGGACGAACGCCAGTAGCCCTCACCTCAAGGAGAAAATAATGGATATTAAAAGTGCTTTCGAGAGAATCTTTATGATGCCTGACTTTCCAAGAGTTAGGAAAACAGACCCAGAAACATCATTTGAAGCAGCAGAGGCCATCAAGCCAGTAGCCTCAGAACACCACAGAATCATCCTAGAGTGCTTACTAGAGCATGGTGCTTTAGGTAAGGATGGTATCTCAGCAAGAACCAAGCTAGACGGAAATCAGGTTGCTAGACGCTTGAGTGAAATGAAAACAATCGGGTTGATTGAGTTGACTGGTAACACAGTTAAATCTAACTCTGGACGCAATGAACGAGAGTGGAGTGTTAAGCAATAAGCACTTCTAAGGCATGAGCTATATGCTTTTGCCTATCTGCTAAACCTATTGTTCCACCATTGATCTTTTTGGTCATGGTCACATAGTCTCTAGCATCGGCATACTGGTTTAGCTTGTGGGTGTTCCAGAAAAAGCCAGCCGTAAGCGCAGCAAACATAGGAGTAGCCACTAGGTCAGGATTCATCACAAAGTCCTCTCCTAGTGCTTTTCCTGCATGGAAATAATTGCTATGTCCAGTAAGCTGAAAAAGTCCTCTGCCTCGGAAACGATACCCATCCCCTGTAGCCTCATCTCTGTTTCCCATACGATCACAGTAAACTTTGTTGGCAATGGCTTTTTGATTGCCAGCGTACTGGTTGGCCACCTCAAGTGTTGGGAAACGCTTGGGCCACAACTTCATCAGAGTGGCTGCGCGGTAATTCAAGTTCTCTTGCAGCACCTTGAAGTTCCCACATTCATGGCCGCACTGACCAATGAATGCAGCCTGCTGTCTCTTGGTGGAGATATTGAACCGGCCAAAAGTTTCATTGAGCGCATCAACCCACTCAGGGCCAATGTGCAGTCTTTTGAGTTGATCAGCGTTGACCATTGATCTGCTCCCTCACTTTGTTGTAGGTGTCGATGCAGGCATTGAGCTGGACTGTGTTTCTGTCTCCTTCGATGGCGATGGCGACAACAGCTTTAATAGCCTCTCGGTAAGGGTCGGGTCTTTCTTCTCCCCGATCTCTGATGGGAGGGCTGGCATCTGGGGCGGTTTGTACGCAACTTGGGGCGGCTGGGACCGGGAGGCGCAACCGGCCAGCATCAACAAGAGCGTTAATGTCAGACTGTTTTTTGTTGATCTCATTCTTGGCCTTTCGCAATGTTTCGGTTTGATTGTTGAGAGACGCTGCCAGCTCTTGCTCTTTGGCGCGTGACTCTTCATTGAGCTTGGCAATGTGAGCCTGCATCTCAGCGTCACGGTCAGCATATCCACTGTGGTGGCCATAAACGTATGCACTGCCAACAGCAATCATGGCCGCAATGATCAGGTATGGATTCACTGCCCGGCCTCACGTCTTGCTGCCGCGATCTCCTCGCGGACGTGATCGGGTTCCAGGTGCTCGGGTGGCGTGGTCGGTGGAGGTGGAGGCGTCCAGCTCTCATCCAAAGGTGGGTTGATCCAGACTGGCAAAGCACCGCTGGGAGGCGCAGAAACAGGGATTGCAGGCGCTGGTGCAGCCGGGGCAGGGGAAGGTGTGGGTGCAGGGTTTATTGCGCTGCTGACGGCCCCAACGGCACGCTTGCCTACGATGCCGCCGATACCGCCAACAATGAGCAGCACGATGTCATTGAGCATCTTCGTATAGGCCGCATCAATCGGGGCCATTGACTTGATGGGCTGAGTGACAAAAGTGACGCTGTAGAGCAAGGCGATCACAATGCCAAACAAGATGATCGTGATCATGATGACCACAAAGCCCCAGATCCTGACCTCGATCTCTTCGGGTGTGAATTTATTTTGATTTGACGACATCGGGTTCTACCTTCTTTTCAAGCACTGGGGCGACAAGATATTCGGGGCATGTCTGCGTGAATAAGCAGCGAGGTTTCTGGCACTCTGGCAGATCGAATTTATCAGGGTTTTGACAGGTATAGCGATAACGGTCCTCGCACCCAGCAAGGACCATCACGGCCAGACAAAGCATCAGTCTCATTCAGTCTTCCTTCCTGTTGACCTGGTCCATCTTCTTGCGTTCTTCCTCAAGCTGCTTGCGCAGTCTCTCCATTCGCTCAATCTGGGCCTTGCTCTCTTTTTGCGTTGCTAGCGTGTCAAAGTACATGATGCCCACAATGGGGAGCATCAGGCAAAACACGATGACCATGGCAATGAGTGCAATTAGAAACCCCATCTTGTCTTTCTGTCCAACACTAGGAGTCCCCAAAACAGGCCGAGGTACACGATCACCAACAAGGTTGCGCCCAGGTAGATGGCTTTGTCCTGTAGATCGCTGATTACTTTTCTTCGTTGCCATCTCGCCTGTGCCTCGCGCTGATTTCGCATCTCTCTGGCATTCTCTTGCTCAACCGCGATCTGCTCACGCATCTCATTGAACCTGGTCCAAAGATCTCCCAGCTCTGGTGGTGACTGATAAATCATCTGCTCGCGCAAATCAGTCTCCATCTGCCTTAACTGGGTGAGCACAAGGGTGCGCTGCAAGGCACGCTCTGCCAAAGAGTCTGCGCCTTCGTAGACCTCTTCCTTTGACTTGCGCTCTTCCTCAAGGTAGTAATCCTGGATCTGCTGCTGATGCCGCATGAATTCGCCAAGGCGCTTTGCGATGTCTCCCATGACCTGGTTGGGATCATAGGCTGCGACTTCTTGGACTCGCTTTTGTTCGGCAGCGATCTGCTTTTTTTGCTCTTTGGTTGGGTTCGGGCCAAACATCCCGGCCAGCTCGTTGACGATCTTCTTAACGTCACCAGCAGTGTTCTTGACATCCTTATATGTGGCGATGCCTTGCTTGATAGCGCCAAAGGCGCTGGATGCAAGCATAAGGATGCTGATCGGGTCCACATCTTACAAACCAAATAGTTTTTTCACGACCTCAGCAGCCACACCAGGACCAAGCAAGACGGCCACGATCACTGCATAAAGCAGATATTCGATCTTTGTCATGCGCTCTGATCCCTTGCTCAAAGAGTCAGAAATAAACTTCATCCTCTCAGTGCAGATGGCCTCATGGACCGCAAGGCGGGTATCGGTGCTCTCCTGCATTTTTTATTCCCAGGGTAAGCCAGTGACAATCTTAGGAGCCTTTTGTTCATCAATCTGAGCCTCCAAAGCGGCCTCTACAGCCTCTTTATCTACAGACTGCCACACCCAAGCCAACACATCATCTTGAGTCAAAGAATCATAGGCAACAGTAGGCTCACCTGTCCATGAGCAAGTGTTGATGACAGATGCTGAATATTCTCCATCTGTTGCAACTGCTTGCCAGTGGGCCGTGGTGACAAAACCATCAGAGGTTTGTCGGTCGAGTTGGGAGATAGTCCAAGTAATCATTTTGCTTCCAGTGCAGTGATTCGATCAGTGAGGGTTTGAATGAGGGCTTGTTGTTCTTGGATAGCCGCCGTTAAGGTTGCAACCAAGAAGCTGGTATCAATGCCTTGATATTGAGGGTTGCCATCAGAATCTATTGCATCTTTTTCACCCGTCACTGCATGGGGGCAAACTTCAGCCAGTTCATGGGCAATGAAACCTTCGCCATCAGAACCATCTGCATTCCACTTGTATGTGACTGGTTTGAGCAATGCTACCTTTGCCAATGCACCTGTCATTCGTGTAACTGTGTTTTTCAGGCGATAGTCAGATGCAGTTACATAAGCTGTTACGCTTCCAGTTGAAGTAATAGAACCAACTTGACCAGCAGAACCATTCAAAAATGAAATTTGTGTTGCCGCAGTAGCTCCAGAAGCAGCACCGTGATAACAAATTACGTTAGCTGTACCAGCCGCAGTACCGCTTTGTGCCGCAAATGTTGCAGTAACGTTTGATGAGTTGTTAAAAATGGATGCTCTTGATGTCGCAATACCGTTTGATGTAGTTCCTAAAAAGTAATTCCCACTAGCATCAAGCGTCATTGCTTGGGTGAAGGTGATGGCGTTGCCTGCTGTGCCTGAGGCGGCTTGATACCAACGGTAAACCCCATCATTACCTAGCTGGTAAAGTAGTGCGGGGTTTGTTGTTAGATATTTAAATCCGCTTGCTGACTGATAGGCGTTCCATCCAAAAATACCCGAACCACTACTTTGCTGACCAATTGAAGAGTAATCGCCAATTTGAATTGCTTTTGAACCACTTACCCAAGCACTAGGCGAAACACCCAATCCAAGGTTGCCTGTGCTGTCAAATCTTGCGACCTCAGTGCCACCAGTAGCAACCGCAACAGTATCAGCAGCGGGGAATAAGATTCCTGTGTTGGTGTCGCCATCATTGGTGATGGATGGAGATGCCGCAGATCCATCAGCAAACTCAATAGTTGCAGACCCAGTAACTGTCAACGTCCCGGCCACCGCCAATGTCTTGCCAGCTCCGACATTCAAGCCAACGCTTGTGCCTGTGCCAGCAGCCGCAAAGACTGCGTCCAGACTGTCCAAGTCAGTATTGATCTTTGTGCCCCAGGTGTCGGTGCTCGCACCAACTTCTGGCTTGGTTAATAGTAGGTTGGTCGTTGTCGTATCTGCCATTTTTTACCCCTATGCGGCCTGCTGCCACGATGTTGAATTGTCCGAAATCTCTGTCCAGGTTTCAGATGTGTCTGACTCTGGTGTCCACGTCTTTGCCGTGTTCGCCACTGGATCCCATGTCTCTGGTGTATCTGATTGAGGGGTCCAGGTTTCGCTTGTGTCGGGCACTGCGCCCCACCCAAATCCAACCATCACCCCGACAGATCCAACTGCCTCGTTGCCGATTATCGCAACGAAGATGACGTTTGACGCACTGCCAACTTCCCCAGTCCCAGAAACACCAGTGATGGCCTGAAACGAAATCACCTCGGCCGACATAGTGCCAACAGCACCAGTGGCATCGTTGCCTGTTATGGCAGTGGATCTGGTGACTCCGACAGAGTCAACCGCACCAGTAGCCGCATTGCCACTGATGTCAATTGACCTGGCAGGCGTGACAGTGCCAACGGCCAGCGTGGCCGCATTACCAGTGATTGCTTGGGATGCGTCTGGGGAGACTGTGCCAACGGCACAAGTTGCCGCATTGCCTGTGATGGCAACTGTTACGGTCAACCCAACAGTGCCGACATTGCCAGTGGCTACGTTGCCGTCTTCTTGCTCTGAGATGTTGACAAGTGCAGAACCAACGGCCCCAGTTGCCTGGTTGCCGCTGATAACGACATTGCCTATTCCATAAACGCCAAGGCCGTAGTAGCCTGTGCCGTAAGCAGCCATGGCGCTGCTCCTGCTTTAAGCCAGCCTGATCAGGCCAGTGCTTGCGTCATTGGTCGGCATGGTCAGCGTGAAGGTTCCAGCAGTCACGGTCTGACTGCCGAAAGTGTGGACGCTGACTGCCTTGTTTGACTGGGTCGAGTTGTAGATCAGGACCGCATCAAAGGCCGTTGAGAGGGTCACTGAGCTGAAACTGATGCTGGCGCTGGGCGTGACAAATGCAGTGGTCCCGGAGGTGCTGGGAGCCGTTCCAAAGGTCACTGTGACACCGCCAGCAGAGTACCCAGTGCCAGTGACCTCGCCAGTGGAGCTGTAGGCCGTGGTGGATGCGTTGACGGTGGCGCTTGCCAGGTACAGGGCCGCCTTGAAGGTGTCAGCCGCAGTGGATGCCCTGACCACTCCAGTGCCAAAGTTGTGATGGCCGACCAGCAGCTCACCCTTAAAGCTCGTACACATCGCCTGCGTGTTCGCCATGATTTAACCCTCAAATTGGTTGACTGATGCCCTCGGCAAAGATGCCGCGCTTAAGCACCATGTGGACTGATCGATGGACCAACTCACCCTCATGCCAATACTCAACCCAGTTCGTTGTCTCGGTCTCAGTATCAATGGCCCCCTCACGCTTTTCCAGCAGTGACTCGTCCATCTCGCCTTTGGTCGTCATTACCATTCGATCACCCAAATGTTTTTGCCCTGGTCAGCAATGCACCGCCACTGGTTGAACCTCGATCATCTGCAATCTGCAATTGATCCAGGCCAGATTGATACATCCCTGACCACACCGGGATTCTCGCATCATCTTGAAGGTAGGGCGCAGCCTGGAGCAGAGCGCCGTACAGGTAAACGTCAGGCGCTTGGGCCAGCAACCAGTTTGTTGAGACAGTGGCTGACAACTTTGACAACTTGGCATAGTAGGCCAGTTCGGCGGTATACGCAGCGTCAGGGATCGGCAGCACCCGGATCTGGCCGCCAACAATGCCGAAAAAGATCGGCACGCCGCTGGATCGGTATTGAGTGCTCAGATTGTCGAGTGAATCAATAGTCTCAAACGCCAATGGCGTGATGGGATTTGTGCCAGTCAACTTGATGGACTTCGTCTCCAGAAAGTCATCAGGCACTGCGCTGTACTCTGTGGAGATTGATGCAGTGGATCGCACGATCATCTGCCGGGTGCGCAGTTGGCGCTCAATCTGGGCCTCGGCCAGCGCGATGAAATCAGGGATAGCCGTTGTCAGATCGGTGCGGTTGAGCCAATCGCCAACTGATGTTTTCAGCTCAGTGTAGGTGGTTAGTGCCATCAGCTTGCCTCTTTTTCCATTTCCTCTTTGACGATCCAGGTGTGTTCGTGCTTGAATTCAAACGTGCCAATGTGGCCGATCTCTTTGCTCACATCATGATCAATATACACCTTGAAACCAAGCTCTTGGGCCTTCTTGCAAAAGAACACATCTTCGCCCATGTAACCTCTGGTGTCGTACTGCCAAGGCATATCGAACCAGGGTTCTGACATGCCCTCAAAGACGTTGCGCTTGATCAGCATGACACCAGTGCCAACGCTGCCAACTTCTTCAAGCCCAGTGGATTCTGGCATCGAATAGACTGGTTTGCGCTTGCCGTTCTCGTCATAGTTCTGTGCGGTTGGGCCTGTTGGCATCCTGCGCCTCGCGCAGTTGGCCGCAACGATGTCAACGTCATGCTTGAGCAGCCGCTGGATCATGTCCTGTGGGAAGGTCATGTCTGAGTCAATAAACAGCACATGCGTGCAACCCTCGCGCATGGCATCCAGACACAAGTCAGCACGCTGGTTCTGGATCAGCGTGCCTTGCAACAGTTTCAGACTGATGGCATCAGTGGTGTTGATCGTGTGATACGCCACCATGTTGACCATGCAATATGTGTAATTGGTGTGGACCTGATCACGCGCTGGCGTGCAAACCGCGATGTAGTTCATACTTGGCCGGGCCTCACGCGAAAGAAACGATTGTCGGGATCGTTAAGCCACTTCTTCATGTAAGCCTGGTCATCGAGCTTGCCTTCTGCCTTGAGCTTGTAATACAAGGACTCTGGGATGCTGGCAACATGATGCCATTCACCTGTCCAGTTTGCCTTGTTGTCAATGGCTGCAAAATCACGCTTATTGGCCTCAATAACTGCCGTCACGTCTTGAGTCGTCTGGATAGTCGTCTCTTCGGTTTCAGGGTTGAAGTGCCAGGTCCGGGTGATTGCCTTGTCGGGGCTTACATCAAGAATTTTTTTATCCATGTAAGTGGGGCCAGGTTTCCCCGGCCCCTCTCCTAATTAACTATCAGGAAGTGATCAAGTCAGCGGCCAGGCCGTGGGCATTTTCAGCCAACACTTTCAAGCCGTACTCAATCAACAGCATGCGTTTTTCAGCATCGCCAGTCTTCGCCAATTCGACTTGCTGGTAAGGACGCAGCACAGTCATCTTTGCGTAGTCGGGATCGATCACCCATGCATCACGCTCACGCTGGAAACGGTTGGCGATCACAGACACTTGGCCGAAATCGCTGACGTAGATGTCAACGGCCCCGATCAAAGTGGCGGGACGGTCGCCACCATTGATGTTGTAACGCTGAGATGCGATGCCAGAGAAACCAGAGACGCGCTGCTTGTTGACAGGGCCAACCATCAGGATCTTGGGAGTGCCGCCAGCAGTCCACACCTTCTGGATGACGTTCTTCAAGATCGTCTCGGTGAAGGTACGCACGTTGCCGTCAGTGCGAGCGCTGTTGGGCAGGGTGGTGTAGCTGGGATCGACACCGTTGGTCTGCTTGTCGGTGTTGGTCTTGACAAACGCGCCCAAGGATGCGGTCACGCGAGCAGTGGTGGTGTTGCCAGCAACTGCGACACCGCCATTCAAGAAAATGAATTCTTGATCGCGCTTCAACTCAGAGCCGCGTTTGGCGATCTGATAGGCCAACTCAGAACGGCGGCCTGCTTTGTTGACCACTTCTTCGGTGTTCGACAAGATGATGGTCTTGCGCGAAATCTGAGCGTAGTTGGTCAAGCGAACGGTGGCGGTCACTGAGTCAAAGGATGCAACATCATCACCCTCGAGCTGCGCGTTTGCGGCGGCATCTGCCAGGGTGTCGGTCTGCCACTCAAACAGCGTGTTCGTGATGGTTTCGCGGCCAATGTTGGACTGGAAGGGGGTCTCTTCGGGAGCGATGTTGGTGATGACATTGCTCAGGTCTTCGCGGATACCCTTCGCAGAGTAGGTCGTGAAGGTATTGCTTACGATGGTCATGGTGTTACCTCAAAAGTTGGTAGATTGCGGAGGCCGCATCATCGACACGGCCAGTCTTTGCGAGACGCTGTTTTGCACGCGTTGCCTCAGTTGTCTGGGATACCCGGCCTGCTGCTCCTGGCTTGGCAGGCCGTGGGCCGTTATTGGTCACGGGGGTGATTGCTTTTCGCTTGGTCATCATCTGGTCGTACAGCGCCGCTTTACGCAGCGCGACAACCGCCCTGTGGTCCACAATGGCCTTCAACTCCTCTGGTGTAAACCCGGTCTTTTGACCGAATTCGACCAGCAACTGCTTCTCTGCTTTGGCCTTTGCAGGGTCTTTCCACTCGGGAATCGCCGCGATCAGCTTTTCTTGCTGCTCTTGCAAATGCTGCTGCAACTGCTGTTGCTGTTCTTGCTGCGTGAGCTGGGCCACTCGCTGCTGTTCAAACTGAATAGCCTGGAGCTTTTCCTGTTTCTCACGCATCACCTCTTTTTGCCGTACCCATTCGATGGGGTCTTCTTGGTAGAGACGGTCCCAATCGATCTGGGCATCAGCACCTTGGAGCTGGGCCTGTAACGCTCCCAACATCTGTGCGTACTGCGCACGTTCGGCACGCACTGCCTCAGTCTCAGCCTCGACCTGTTTCCTGATCTCAGCGATCTGCTGCGTTTTGCGTGTGTAGTCCTGGGTTCGTGAGTAACCTTTCTGGAGCTCGTCCAGCGTCACCTCGACTTCCTTGCCGTCAACCTTGACGGTGAAAACCTGTGGCTGTTCTTCTTCCTCAGATTCCTCATTTTCTTCGGACTGTTCCTCTTGCGTTTCATCGTCAGTAGCGTCTGCATCTGCTGACAATTCCTCGCCAGAGGCCGCGCCATCATCCTCTTCGGACTCTGGCAACTGCGTCTCTTCGGGTGACTGTTCTCCATCAACTGGCAGTATTCCCTCGAGAGCGTTGGCCGCTTCGGCCAAATTCATTGGACCCGCAGGGGCACTGGGTTGTGGTGTTGCCTGCGTGTTCATACGGTGACTTTCTGGGCGCGTTCAATTGCACGCTGCGCCAGTTTGCCGTTGTCCACCATCTTGGTGACTTCGGTCTTGAACAACTCAATGGCCTTGATCATTGCGTAAGCCTGCTCGCGCTTTTCGGCCTCCTCGGGCTTGCTGCCCTTAAATGCCCAGAGCTGCTCGTTTTCGAGCTTTTCCAGCGCCGCCGCAAAGACTTCGTCTTGCAGCAATTGCTCGGCCTTTCGGCCCCTGCGTACCTGATCTTCGTTCATTGAACCATTCCACTATTAGGGTTGATGGGTGGCACTGGCGCTGATGTCTGCTGCATGGCCTGGGCCATCAGGGCAGACTCTTGGCGCAGTGCCTCTCTGTCCATAGCCTGCTGGGCTTGAATCTCAGCAGTGCTAAGTTGCACCCCATACTTTAACTCAAGCTCGTACTTCTTGAGCATTAAGTCCTGTACCAGTTGATCTCTTCGATAATCATCGTCCCGGATCATCTTCTCGCGCTGCAATTCCAACTCTGCGGCCTTCTTCTGGATGTCGGCTTGGATCGACTCAGCCTGAACCTGAGCCAGCACCTGCTCAGGTGTCGGGCGCTCGGGGTTCTTGGGCGGCATGTAGCCTTCGGGCACGTCCTTGAAGTATTGGCTGGCATCCTTGAACCCGGACAATTCCACGATCTTGCGCAGGGTGCGCGAAAACTGGGTCAGGGTCACAAATGGGTTGTCAGCGCCCATGGTGCTTAAGGCTTGCTCTTGCTTTTGCAGGATCATCATCAGACCCTGCAAGCGCTCATTGGTGTCACCCTGGCCCAGGCCAATGTTGATCGACACATCCATGGAGTTATCCCAGGCGCGGGGATCAATCTGCACCCACTCATTGCGCAGGCGCACCATGGAGATCGGAAGAGCGTCGTTTAGGGAAAGAGAGTAGATCCCGATGGAGCACGCGACATGCAACAAGAAAAAAGAGGTAGGTA